CCAAACTGCAAACCCCTGTGGCTGATTACGAATATGTTATCATCTGCATTTAAGTTGTGTAGTTGATCAATCAAGTTCTCAATACCTACTGCGTCTAAAGCGCCATCTAGCGTTTCGTCCAATAAAAGCAAGTTTGTTGACACACTGTTGCGTAGTTTAGCAACAGAACGCCACGCTAACATAATTGACAATGTAATGCGTAGTTTCTCGCCCTCAGAGAAAGATGCGTATGAAAAAGTATCACGGAACCTTGACTTGATAACCTCATTGAAGTTTTCGTCTAGTTGGAAGTCAACAAACAAGTCAAATGCGCCTAGATATGTATTGATCAGTTTATTCATCACTGGGATGTACTGCTTGATGATACGTGTCTTGATACCACCATCTTTTAGTATAGCTTGTACAACCGAAAGTGTTTCTTTGTCTTTGTGTAACGTTTCTTGATTAGACTTTGTAGTGAGAAGTGTTTCGTTTAGGTTGTTTAGCTTTGTTGTGTCGATAGCTTCAACATCTTTCTCCGCTGTGTCTAATTCGTTTTTATAAGATATTAGGGCGCTCTTAGCCATCTTAATAGTAGCTCTATGATCACCAATCTTTAAGTTACCATCACGAATTTGATCTTCAAGTACAGATATAGCCTCAAGACGATCAGTATATACCTTATTCTTAACTGCTAGTTTCTCTAGCCCGTCTTCTAACTCGACAATCTTCTTATCCTTATCAACGATGATACTGGCTTTGAAGTCATGCTCAATACCTTGCTTACATGTAGGACAATCATCGTGATCGTGATAGAATGACAACTCTTTCTTGTGGTTCGCCATAGTAATTTCTATATTACGACGAAGTTCATCTGCCTTATAGTTCTTAGATTTCATGTCAGCTTTATCAGAAATATCATCGACAATCACTTGTATAATATCTTGGGTAGCTTCAATCTTACGTTGCGCCTCATTGATACTCTCAAGGTGACCCTTCATCTTATCTTTGATCTTATCTACTTCTTCTGTTTTGATAGCACGGATAGATGCGTTGTGATCTTTCGCTGATTGTAATTGCGTTTCAACTAGGTCTATCTTGTAAGTATTCTCGTTAATCTCAGTCTTGTTATCTGACACACGAGTCTTTAGTAATGTGTTCATCGTACTGAATACTTGAATGTCCAATAGGTCTTCAATGATCTCACGACGTGCCTGTGCTGTAAGTTCCATGAATGGCACATATGTAGCAGAGCCAAGTACAACGATTTGGTTGAACGACTTGTAATTAAGATTAAGAATAGTTTGCTCAAGATATGCTTGTTGATCCTTAGTAGCCGCCTCTTGATCGACAAGTTCGCCATTCTTCCAAATCTCGAATACGTTAGGTTTAATCCCACGGACGATCTTGTAATAGTTTTGTGCAATCTTAAAGACCACTTCAACCATTGTCTCACGTCCATTAATACTATTGACAAGTTGTGCTTTGTTGATCTTACGAAAAGCCTTGCCATACAAAGCAAACACAATAGCATCCAGCAGCGTAGACTTACCACTGCCATTAGTACCACTGATAAGAGTGGTTCTACTTTTGTCTAGTTGTATCTCTGTCCAAGCATTACCAGATGACAATAGATTTTTGTATCTCACACTTTGGAATTGAATTTTCATAGACTTAATGCCTCATTATATAGTTCATCAACAATCTGTTTGATTGCATGTTTGTTAGCCGCAGTATCCAAAGTCTCAATATAGCTGTGGAGAATATCCTTAGTATCAGCACTTTCATCAAGTATTTCTTCAACACCACTGTCTTCTAAGTTTAACGAATCTTCGATAGACTTAACATCTGATGCACCACTATCGGATAGTTTGTCAAGGAATAAATCATACACATACGGATTAGTTCTATTCTTAACTACTACTTTAATAAACGCATCTTTGATATTTGATAGGTTAAGTGCTTGAACATCTTCAACTGTCATATCAGCATCATCATACTCTATCTTATGATATATGGGAGTTGGATTGAGTATCCAATCAAGGTTGCGTGTCTCAGTATCTAATACACGAAAACCACGTTTCCCACCATGATCACTCCACGTCATCTCATAGGGCGCACCAAGGTAATTGATGTTTCCATACTCAGACGGATGATGGAAGTGACCAGAGTAAACAGACTCAAAGTGTGAAAAGGTTTCTTTGTTTAACCCATGAGAACACAAGGTTCCCTTCAACATCTCAAAACCCACAATATCAAAGTGACCCATGCAGATGTGTGCATTAGATGTTTTCAAAACGTTTAAAGAGTTCTGACTGTTGTTCTTGGTTAGCCAAGGAACCATGATTACCTTAGTAGAACCAAATGTCAGTTCTTTAGGTTCGTTTTCGTATACATGAAAGTTGTCATATTCTTTCAATAACAAATCCATTGAATTGATCTCATTGGTATTAGAATAATATACTGAATGGTTACCAACAATAGAATGGTATTCAATGTTACGATCTCTCATCTGATTAAAGAAAAACTTCTTAGCACGATTTAAGGTAACGTAGTTGATATACTTACGTCGATCAAAAGTATCACCTAAGTCAAGGACAGTCTTAATATTATGTTCATCAATATACGGGAAGAATACCTCAGAGAAGAATCTCTCTTGATGGTCAAGAAACACTCTTGCATCTCCGCGTACTCCAAGGTGCATATCAGTGATGATTGCAATTTTCATTAATACTAGTCCTTCTTTTTGGTGTCTTCTTTCTTTTTCGCTTTGTCTCTTTCTATTTTGTCTTCGAAGTCTTGCACGAAGTTATTCATATAGTCTGCATTTGTATACAGATTAAGAGCCATGTCGTCGCCTTCATATGTACCACCAGTTGAAATCATTTGTTGGCTTGACTTAAACCTAATATACATCTGTTTCTTCTCTTTGGCAATACGTCTTAGAAACGCATACCAAATTATCTGTGTAAAATACGCAAATGGATTAGATGACTTCTCTGAATTGAAGTTACCGATGTATAGTAAGCAGTTCTCAATGCCATCAGAGATCATATCGTCTTTATATGTGTATCCACTAAAGTTTGGTTTCGTAGATAGTCTTGTAGCTATTTGAAAAATACAAGTTCCGATATAATCTGGTACACGAGGTTTTAGGTCTTCACCTGCTTCTTCGGCATCTTTACAATCGTTCTGGTATTTGATTAAAGCTTCTAGTAAGTCTCTATTGTTTACATAATTCTTTTTAGCTCTTCTTGCCATAAATGCCTCCTTGGTAATTTGTATCAGTATACCACATATAGTTAATTTTGTCAACTATACATTTTTTACTTGACAAGTTTCTTAACTCGTGTATAATAGCGTTATCGCTTATGATAATAATAATGATTCTTTAATGCTCTTTAAGGCTATATTTCTACAGTAAATATTTTCATCTTAAATTGTTGCTCTCCATACATATCAATTCTTTTACGGAAATGATCCAAAGTATAATTAGTATATTGTCCAGAAGAAAGATCATCAGTAATATCATAAAGAACAGCTTTATCGGAACCATTACCTTTTCTTAAAGAACGTCCAACAGACTGTAACACTTTAATCTCTGATTTACCACCAAAAGCAAATATAACATTATCTAAACGTTTTAAGTTAACACCAGTTGAGAACGTACCAAAAGAAGCAAGTATATTATGTTTCTTCTCAGGATCATTTTCAACAAGATGTCTAATCCTTTCACGTTCTTCACCTTTAACTTTACCATGAATAAAATGTAACTCTCTACCCTCTTTCTCAAATAAAGGTTCTAGCAGTTTACCATGCTTCTCAACAAGATCAAATAAGACTAAGTTGTTTTGTCCTTCTAAAGACCATAATAGGTTTCTTAAAAATATGTTTCTCTTTTCACAGTTGACAAGAAACTCACGTTCAGCACTAAACTTCTTACTATTCTCAAGTTTATTAATAGCTTTTTTAAACCCCTTGCGTATGTCAGTTGGGTGTGAAAGTACAATAGCCTTCACATCAAAGTCAGCTACAGTACCATCATCAATAAGGTCTTTAGTGGTTACGTGTTGTCTAACAGAACCAAAACAACCTTCAAGAACGAGTTGATGTGTCTTACTTTCTTCTGTCTTTAACGTACCAGTAAAACCATGTCTGTAATAACACTCAGGTAAATTACCCATAATCTTCTGTAATGATTTTGCTTGGAACAAATGTGCTTCATCTCCAAGAACAACTTTAAACTGATCAAACCATTGCTTGGGAAGTTTCGCTAATGATTGCCAAGTAGAAACAACAATAGGCTTATCAGTAGTCTTATCAACACCACCCTGTATTTTATAGATTGCTTCTGGGTCACAGCCATAGTCAACAAAGTCACCTTCCATTTGGTGAACAAGTGATATAGTAGGAACAATAATTAATGTTCTGTGATTAAACTTTCTATAGTAATGCTGTTGCATCAAATAAATGATCAGAGACTTACCAGATGATGTTGGGGATAGATTTAATGAACGACTGTCTCGTAAAGCATCAACAATGTACTTATTTTGATAAGGTCTTGGCTCATACTTACAATTAACTTCTTTAGCGATTGTGTATCCATAGTCTTCAGCAATGTCTTCGCCATGTATTAAATGATCAGGCGCATCCATTTGATAACCACGATCATCACAAAATCTAATAAGTTTCTTGATCAATCCAACTAATAACACAGGACGCATTGGTGCGTATAGCCTAATATAGCCATCCCATATCTTGTTCTTATATGCAGGTGTGAATTGGTAGTTGGCAGGTCTAAAAGAAAAGAATTCAGCAATCTCTTGGCGTACACCTGGATCGGCAGTTACCTTTAGATTGATAGCATCTAATTGCTCTACTGTAATTACTTCTGCCATGATAACCCTCACATTGTTCATAGTATATGCTACTATTTATACAACATGGCTAAGGGTTAATATTCACCTGCTTGGAACTTAATTACATCTACCATTGATTTGATTATGAAGTTACGACTATGAATAGTCTTAATAATACTTTCAAGATAGTTAGCGTTCTCAGTATGGAAATCAATTCGTAGACTCAGTTTAATGATGTCTTTATCTGATTGTATGTGTTTATCTAAATCAGCACGTATGACCTTTCTTTGGAAAGGTTTCCAACCACGAACTCGCAAGTCTTCTTCAGCCATTTCGCCACTATAATAGTCACGCTTATCCATCTCAAGTTCTTTGTAGTCACCCTTGAGTTTCTTAACACGCAATGCTTCATTGTAGTACATATTGTAATACTTACTATGTAACGAGGGTATATTTCGCAATTCATTCATTAGATCGTTTTCATTGATCTTAGAATCTTTTGACCATATTTCACTAATTTCGTTTTCCAAAGTATAAACCTTTCATAGATGTACTAGAAGGATTATACCATAGCTATATTAGATTGTCAACCAATTTTTTGAAACTCAAATCTATCATATCTGAATGACATGTTAACTTCTGGATAAGTAACATCACCTGCCGTTACGTCAAGTTGGACAGAACTAAGAGACACTGGCGTACAGTTTAAAAAGGTAAATTTAAGATTGGGGTTCTTGTTGCTGTTTAGTACCGTAATACTAATGTCACTGTTAAGACCTTCTGTACTATTTTCTAATGTCTTATAATCATCAAACTTTTCTGGGCTTGATAGTGCTTGCATCCAGTTGTAACATTCCATATAGTTATTCATGTTTTCATCTGCGATGAAGCTAAAGTCTAAATCTTGGTATGCCAATCTGTCACCTGGAACGTATAAGTTTCCCATAGGGTTTGCAAGCTGAGG